TCCTGAACTTGTAAGGATTTCTTACAAGTTCACATCTAACAAAATAAAACACCTCCGGTGAAGGGGAACCGGAGGTGTGAGGATTAGGAATGAACCTATTTGGACGGAGGGAGTATACACCATGAGCGACACAGCACCATCAAGACGAATCGCACTGCTATCAACTGATCTGGCTGTCGCGAACATCGGCGTCCAGGAAGTCGGTGAAAATCGAGGTAAAGCAGTCGAGGCATATCAGGCATCCTGCAAACCTGTGATTCCTCCTGGCTCACCGTGGTGCGCTGCACATGTACGCTTCAGACACAAGCAAGCGGCCACACAGCTCGGCATCACATACGACGAAACTTATCCTCGATCTGGATATTGTCCAGACTGGTCACGCTGGCATAAGAGCGAAGGACTATGGCTACCTGTCCAGCACATCATCGATGGCACAACGACGAAGCGTCCACGGCGTGGTGATGTGGCGCTGTTCTACTTCCATGCGCTCTCGCGCATCGCACACATCGGCATCGTCACAAAGGTCGAGGAGTGGGGCGTTTATACGGTCGAAGGCAATACCAGTCCAGAACCTTCGGACGAACTCTCAGTCGAGCGTGATGGCGATGGTCTTTATCTGAAGAAACGCAATTGGCGCGAGTTGGGCAAGTTTGGTGGCTTCGGCTTCGTAAACTTCTAAACACTTTCCAAAATGGAAACAGTTGATACGATGTATCGCTGGATGGTTGGCTGAGTGGTCTAAAGCGCATTCCTGCTAAGAATGTATGCGACATCGCATCCAGGGTTCAAATCCCTGACCATCCTTGTAAACCAAAAACCATCTGTATACATGGGCTTCGTCCGGTAACCCGGGGCCATGCGACAGATGGTTTCTGTTTGGTTGGTTGTTCGGTATTCACCAGCCTGGGAGGACTGGCAAATCCTTTATACATTTACCGCCAGACATGCACCACTTTTTGTTCGTGTGCTGGATTCTCCTCGATGCGAAAACTCACGATGCCATCGAGCGCAGGGTGAATGAAGATGATTGCATCCTCAGCATTCAAGCGTTCCAGAATCTCATGCTCACTGGCCTTCAGGAGCCACAGGAGTCCTTCAGGCTTTTCCTCTACTCGTGTGATCTCTTTGTCAGCTGTTGGTTTACGTGCCATATAAAAATACCTCCACACCAGTATGGTATTAACCGAGTGCTTCCATCGTTATTGGCAGATGTTCGAGCATGATGTTTTGAATCGATTGCGCGATGTCACGATGCTCGAGCTGCGTGTCTTGGCGCGTTCGCAGTTGGACATAGTGAATCCATGAGCGAATGCTCCCGCTCATGTACATCGTGGTCGGAGTACAAAGCGGTAGGACCATGCGAGCAGTCTCCGCAGCCATGCCATTCTTGACGAGATCTCGATACACGTCGGTCGCGAACTCGATGGTGCTATTGACCAAATACAGCGCGTCCTGCTGTTCTTTGGTCAGTTCTTCAATCTTAGGTAATGGCAGGCTTGATTGGCGATTGTGAGAGCCTGCAAGGCGCATCTCAGGAACATCGATGTCCTCGACCACGGTCGCGTATCGTTGGCTAAACTCCTGGAACGAGAACGACCGATGTCGAAGAATCTGAGCTGCAATCGCTCTCGTTGTCTTGATCTCGACGCACATGCTAGCCATCTCAAAGATTGACCAGTGACCGTGACCGACACAATACCGAAGCAACCTCGTAACGTCAGGATTGTCCTGGTTCGATGGATTTGATACTCGAGCGCAATACCCGATGACCTTCTCGGCATCGGGCGTTATCCATACAAGTTTCGTCATTCAACAACCTCCCAGTCATCTTTGAGAAGCTCACTTGCTTCTACGTAACGCACTGGAACATGTTCGCAAATACCACCGTTGGGTACATCCTTATAGATAATAACGCCTGTGATTACTGTTCCATCCTTACGAGTAATTGTGTGAACACGTGCGTATTGCTTTTCTTCCCATTCTTTACGACGAGCTTTTAAACGCATCTTCAATCTAATTAATGCTTCAAGTCCTGTCATAGAGTGCCTGCCAATCGTTGCTCGCGTTCTTCCAGTGCGATCTCGGCATACTGCATGATCTGCTCGATGTCATAGGCGTCTGGGATGTCAAGCCATAGTGGTGAGTTGCCTTCGATGTAAACACCAACCTGCCAGCCCTTAGTCATGATGCGGTCAGTAGGGAAGTCAAGCTTGTATGACATGAACAGGCTGTTCACATATGCACGTATAGCCTGCATCTGTTGATCGTATCTGTACCAGAGAGTTTTGTTTTCCTGCACAGTGATGCAATAACCGTGGCGCATGGCTTCAAAGGCCAGTTCAAATTTCATCCTACGATCTCCCAATCATCTTGAAGGAAGTCGGTGTAAATTCTCGTGAATTCTGAGTCAAGGTCTAGTGGTTCATTCTTATTGATTCGATTCCATCGATTCATCGTGAACGCTTTTGTTGGACCGGCAAATTCTGGAAACCATTTCTCCGCCGATGAATAACAGATTGCCTCGTCTTTATCCCAGTTCTCTCGTCGAATCTTTTTGCCTTCGATTAATGCTTTAAGTGCTTCAATACCTGTCATTTTCTTACCTCCCACATCTCGCGTTGATGCGTTTCTTCCGTGCCTTCGCTTTGCGTACAGACTTTGATGCTTTGTAAGCTGCGTGGACCATCATGTTGTAATACTTCCGATCAATCACCATGCGTGGTGGTTCAGCAGAATACGTTGGCAACGCAGCCACCATGGCTTGAAAATCTGTGAGTGTCACTTCTTTCGCTTCTCCTTCTGTCGTTCGACTTCACATTTCGCACTGTAATCAGTCATCAATGACAATGCCTTCGCCAGGAATAACCTTGTGTATCGTCCATATGAAGGCCATGAAGCATTGATTTCTTTCCATGCGACAGAATGCCATTCGTGTAGTGGAATCCTGTCCTTCATGTCATGACAAGCGGAACAGCACGGAACCATGTCCGTGCCTCCGTTGCGTTCTGGTATTGGCATGTGATCGCCATGTTTCTTCGCGGAGTGACAGTACATCACTCCGCAGTAGAAGCATTCAGATGTCATTCTGTCATCGCCTTCCATGACCAGTAGAGTGTTGTGGCGTGAATCATCTGGTCAAATCCAATGACGCACCAGAATCGATGTAGATCGCCGGCCTTATATGCTTTTGTGCTTGCACGGCTCGTAAAGTAATCAGTCACAAAGTGCATCACGACATTGAAGATAATGAAGGCAATCTGTTTGCCGATACTGGCTTTGTACTTGTCAGGCCATCCAAAGAATGCAAATGCAATATCTACAGCTGTCGCGATTCCAAACACGCCGGCATAAATGCCGACGTGCTTGAGTAGCGAGATGTTGTTACTTGACTTCGTCGTTGCAATCTCACGAGATTGATAAACAAAGTCTGCTAAAAAGTGAGTGAAGAGAACAGTCGGGAATGTCATGCGTTCGGGTCCTCTTCACCGATAACGAAGTGTGAACCGTTGTGGTATCCAGCGGTCGGCTTCGGCTGTGGTGCAAGCTTGCGAAGCGTCGTGGTCTGTGGCGGTCCTGGCTTGATTTGTGGCCGTGCCTGTGGCTGTTGGCCTATCGCACCATTGCCATCATCATCCTCGTCAGATGCGAGCGAAAGAAGCGCACTGAGGCTGTAACGTCGACCATACGAGAGTGCTGACCCGAATCCGTGCGATGTCTGTTGCATCACAGGAACCTGCACGACACCAGCAATCCATTCACCTGAGCTGTGAATCACACGACTCTCGACGATGATACTGGTCGAATGCTCGCCATCGATGGTGTCCAGCACCGACTGCACGACGAACAGACCATGTTTCGCCATCACAGGCCTCACGACCTCCATGATGGCATCGAGTGAAGTGTACTTCGAGCGAAACGCTGGATTCGTGGAATCCTTGACGATTGGCTTTATCTCGGCCTGTGCCTTGACCAGCGCTGGTGCAATCGCACCGATTGTTTCCGACATTGTCATACCAAACCTCCCAGATGTAATCCTGCCCGACTCAGTGCATTTCTAAACGATGAAATCCAGTTGATGTTGCGTCGCTCGATGATGGCGCCTGATTGCGTATACGAACGCCATATAGACACATCTGCGACCACTGGCTTGATGGCCTGTGCAATGGCTGGCCATTCGTCCTGACGTGTTCGATGCGCTTCACGCAGACAGTCCAGGACAAGCGCCAGTGCTTCGTACTTTGCGGTACGAATAGACCTCGCCCATGCAATCTGTTTCTCTGAGCCAGTCAATACGACTGGTTTAGGTTCGAGCATCAGCTGCACATGAGTCCACGCGTGGTCTGCTTCAATCTGCGCCTGGCATACATCGCAGATGTTGAGCGTCGAGGCCATCAGACGCATTTTCGCTTTGAGTTCATGATGGCTATAGCCAAATGTGAAAGTGGCAGTGTGACCACACTTCCACTTCAGTTCGATTCGTTCGTCCATTTCTAATCCCTTCGTGGTGTCCAACCACATCGACATCATAACCCTGTTGACATAATGTGTCAACTGTGGAATATTGTCGGCATGTATGGACTCACACAAGTCGAAATCGCAAAGCGACTCGGCATCAACCGATCAGCAGTGTGTCGGATGCTCTCCGGTGCATATGCTGTCAGACACTCGACCATCAAACGCCTCGCCGAGGCTGTTGGTCGTACGGAAATCGAAGTAGCACAATGGTTTTACTGCAAACGTGCAGGACAGCCTCTCCCAGAATAAACGAAGGAATAAACCTATGGACACAAAATTGAAACTCACCTGCATCGAATGCAACCGACCGAACGCTGTTCCTTATGGCCGTGGCTTCCGTATTTGCGCCATCTGCTCACAGCGTGAGCTGCTCCGTGAAAAACGTCGACGTGCAACAGCACGGATTCAAACCATCGGCGGCTTCGTGGTCGTTGTCCTGGCTGTATGGACCGCATGCATGATGGCATCCGACTGGAACACGCCAAACAGTGCAGATCACCGCGTACATCAGGCGATGCAAGCTCGTGACTGACACCATCAAGACGTGGTCTCAGTACCGCATAAGCAGACGCGCCAGCACGGATGGACTCCTCACGAAGGAGGAGGAGTTCTTCCTCGGTCGCATGGTGCAAACAGGGAGCCAAAAGGACAAAGACAAAGCGACCGCTGAACTCATTGAACACAATGTGCGAATGGTCAGCGCCATCGCCAAGAAGTTTCGTGGCCGTGGATGCGAACACGAAGACATGATGACCGACGGCATGCTCGGTCTCCATCATGCAGTCCAGCGCTACGACTGGTCACTCGGTCACCGCTTCAGCACGTACGCCACGAACTGGATTCGCCAGGCAATTGGTCGCGGTGTCGAGAGTCGTGGTCGCGACATTCGCCTACCGTCTCACGCCATCGCGAAGCTGTCGCACATTCGAGTGTCACGCCATGAGTACACGCTTAAGCATGGCCAGCCACCGACTCCGGTGGAACTTCTCGCGTACGTTCGCGAAGTCAAGCACACATACCCTAAATACCTCCACAAGCAAATCGACTCGCTCGATGTCGAATACCTGGCGGAAATCCTCAGACACGACACGAAGATTGTGTCGAGCTTTGATGAGATCAATGCCTATGGGCAAAGCAAGTACGACTTTATTCCTTCAACTGACAAACCTGTCCAGGACACGCTTGACAAGGAAGAACTCTACGCACAGCTGCGAAGCATGATGGCAATACTCACAGACCGTGAGGTCGCATGTCTTCGGCTGAGGTTTGGCTTTGACGGTCTCTGCGATGGTCGCTCGCTCGAGGATGTCGGTCTACTGATCGGGTACAGTCGCGAGCGCATCAGGCAGATACAGGTCCGCGCAATCGCGAAACTGCGCGTCAATGCCGGCGCCGATATCCTGGCGCAGATTTTTGAGAGGATGGAGTTATGACAGAATCAGAACACCAGATCGCGTATTTCCGTTGGTGTCACATGATGGGTGGTCGTGACCAGCGTCTCGACGTTATCTTCGCTGTGCCAAACGGTGGATACCGTACGAAGGCGACTGCCGGTCGTTTGAAGGCTGAAGGTGTCAGATCTGGCGTATGGGACATCTTTGTCCCTGTCCAGATGGGACAGCACTGTGGCCTGTGGATTGAAATGAAGGCTGGAACAAACAAACTGACTGTCGGACAAAATGCGTTTCGCGCAGCTGTCGGTGAGTCATATTCGTGGGCAGTCTGCTATTCATGGCACGAAGCAGTCGAGGTCACATGTGATTACCTTGGCATCTCGAGTGGCATGCGTGGCAGCACTGAGTGATTCGTTGATTTCATCCGCCAGCTCGACGCCGTGAAGTTCATACACCAGGTACCAGATTGCCTTGAGAAGATCGTCGGTTTTATCTTCGGTCTCCTTAGTGCCTGCTCGGAGTAAATACTTCAGCGCATTGCCTCGAGAGAAATCAAGGCTGTATGCGGAAATCACGTCGATTGGCTGAATAGACTTTGTGCGGTAATGTGTCGGAACCTGTTTGGACATACAGGATTGTAAGGGGAAATAATGAACCGTGTATCACAGGCCGTGACATTTCTGTCATGGCTGTTTGAGCCATATCCCGATGGCTTCGTCGAGATTCGATGTCTGAATCAAGGACGAAATCAGATGCGATTCTATGAGCTTCCACGAACGACCGAAGAATGGTCTGGAATTGGCGAAGCATGTATTCAATGGAGTGATGAGGGAAATGATGTGTACGTCGGCGTATTGCCACGCTGGCGTAAAGGAGGAAGGGACAATGACGTTCATACTGCTGGCGTACTTTGGTGTGACATCGATGACCTTACTGGTCTGGATCAGACTGCAACACTTGATAAGGTCACAGTCGCGGTACGCTCGGGAAAAGGGCTGCACTGCTACCGAAGGCTCAAAGTGGCTGGCATTGGGACTAAGCCAACCGAACAACGCGAGTTCGTTCAGTTGCTCGAGCGATGGATGTTGTCGCTCTCAGGTGCAGCAGACATCAAGTGCAAAAACCCGAGTCGAATATTACGAGTACCTGGAACTCTAAACTGGAAAAACCGAGAACTGCCACGGTTAGTCGAACTCGCGAAGTACCCGCCAGAAGCCTCCAGAATCGTCAAAGAGACGACATCCGCCCATCCATGGGGTGATGAGTGGTCTCGGCTGTTGATATCAGCCAAAGCGGGAGACCTTCCAACACGCGAGCGTGGCAACTGGGACATAGGACAATACAAGCATGGACGATACCTGCTGTATTGTTTTAACCACGCGATTGTCGGCATCGAGCAAATGCGGACTATGGGGATGGTCGCACATGCCGAAGAGTGTCGTAAACTCGTAGTCACTGCGCTGGACACGCAGGACCTAACAGTTTGAAGGGATAGGAATGGACGAACTTTCACTGGACGATCTCCGGCTTATGGTGGCCGGAGACATGGAAACTCATGCTCGTATCATCGCGCATGGCGAGCATCACTGGGACAAACTGTGGCAACCTCACCCAGCATCGGGAGGCGCCTTCGGTGGCCGTAACAACGCGTTGGTCACACTCCTGGGATTCTTCAGGGCGAAGCGCTACAGCATCGATGTCGCACAGCTGCAAGCGGTGTGGTGGAGCGACACTTACTGTGATCCGCCACTGGAGCGCGAAGTCATCCTCGAGACCGTCGGACGTTTCTGGTCACAATGGGCAGCAGGTTCAGTGCCGGATGACCTTCCAGGCGGACAGACAGTCGCACCATGGGAAGTGTGGGACTGGACTCGAATGGAAACCGAGGAAGCAAAACTCGGTGAACAGTCCTGGCTGATTCCGAACGTACTGTCTACTGGTGGTCTGCACTATCTGTCATCTCCACCAGGGAGTGGCAAGACGTGGGTCATCTGCGACCTCATTCGCGCATGTTGCTTTGGTGGCTCATGGCTCAACGAGTTCGAGATTCCGCAGACAAAGGTTTTGTACATCGATGAGGAGATGGGCGTCCAGAAGGTCCTACAACGGCTCCGGAAGCTCGGAATGCGCTCGGCTGAGGGAATGGGCTACCTGAACCGAGTCGGCATCAGGTTCGACAATACGCTCGACGTCGAACGCGTTGTAAAGCATTGTCAGGCCACAGGTGTTGGTCTCGTGATGATTGATTCGCTGGTCCGCATCCACGGAATGGACGAAAATGACAACAGCCAGATGCGTAAACTCTACGACGCGTTCAAGAAACTCCTGGACGTCGGAATCACTGTCCTGATCGCTCACCACAACCGCAAAGGTGGCACGGACTCAACGGTCAAGCACGAAGGCATGCGAGGTGCAGCCGAGATTGTCGCAGCTGCTGACATGGCATATTCGGTCGAGAAGCAAGCGAACGGCCTGTACCGCATGTACGTGACTAAGGGCCGTCTAATCAGCGATGAGGATGCCATCGATGTCACGTTCGAGATACGCGATGAGGATGGTTTGACGAAGGTCAGGACGCTCGATGCCGGCGCACGAAGTGAAGTCATCACACAAGAGATTCGGGCGAAGCTCATTGAATTGATCAGTGCTGAACCAGGCATTTCACAGACACGTCTGGTCGAACTTTGTGGAAGTCGAAAATCAGTCGTTGCAGCTACACTTGCGGACCTTGAAGCCAGCCGAATCGTGGCTTTTGATAAGGGTCCGAGGAACGCAAAACTATATCGTCCGACAGGACTTTTATAGGCGATTCAGTTGTTCCCGCGACCTGTTCCCGACCTGTTCCGCCCTTAAGTATTAGAAAACGGGAACAACTGAATAATCAACTAAATAAATCCCCCCTTTGGAATCCCCCCTGCCAGCATGTTTGAATGATGCTGGCTAAGGGTGTATAAGTTGAAACTGTTCCTGCGGGCCGGGCGCTTACGCTGGCCCACGGAACAGCATCAACTTCTTCTTGACAGGATGGTTTGATGTTTGGTATCGTTGACACGTTGGTGGTGGTAATAACCTTTGGATTGGTACATTGAGACCATCACCAACATCAACTGAGTGGCCTATGGCCAAAGGAGTATGAGAGTATGGGTTTCTTTTCTTCCGCCACGTTCAACGATGGCTCCGCGCAGTTTGAAGCAGCTGCCGCAGGCGCTTATGTCTGCCGTCTCGCAAATGTCGAGAGCATCGACCGACCATCCTATGATGATCCGAATGTGATGGTTCCGAACTTCCGCTTCACGTTCGAGACCACTGAATATGGCGACACCAACGGCAACGCCTTCCGCTTTGTTAAATTCACGCGCCAGGGATACGGCAACGACAAGCAAGCACTCACCATCCTGCTCGATGGCATGCTCGGACGTCGTCTCACACAGGCCGAGTTTCACGCACTTGACATTGACACGCTCATGTCGAAGGAGTGGATGGTTGCAGTCGACGCGAAGCTCAACACGCGTGGCTACATGACGAATGCCATCGTCTCCGTCTCTCCTGTGACAGCCAAGAAAAAGCTGACCAAGATTGCACAGCCAACCATCAAGACTGATGACATCGAAGACCCCTTCGGTGAGGATGCCAGCGAGTAACCAAGTCTCCCGGTTGCCGACACTCGCTGACAGCCAGGCACACTCTTACGCATGGGGTGTGCCTGGTGTTTTTACTTTGTAGGGAGATAGACGATGGTAAAAGAAGACGAACGCGCACAAATCCTCGATAGGGTCGCTCAATTGCGAGCATCGGGGAAAAGCATCAGTGAAGCTGCACGACTGGTGAATTGCACCAGGGCAACGATATCCCGCTGGCTCAATGAAGCTGGTCAAGGCGGACATCAGTTTCCAAGTGAAATCGCATACACATATGACGAGAAGAAATCAATCATCATCGATGTGGCAGAACAGATTGC